AACCCGGGGATACTGGGTCTGGAGTACAGTCAATAGAGTTTGTTCGTCAAGTTTGGACTATTGCAAAAGTAACAGATAGAGATTCAAGTAGTTTAATTTTTGAACTTGCTTCTCCTTTTGATTTGCAAGGAGTTAAGATTCCTGCAAGGCAGATAGTAGCTAATGCTTGTCCTTGGGAGTACGCAGGTGCAAGTCCTGATCTAACAACTTCTCAAAAGTGCGGAGGATGTACTTGGCATAGAAAAGGTGACTTTAATATATATCAAACAACTCCAATTACTTTAAAAGTATATGCAACAATTGATGATGAATATATATTTAGTTCTTCTTTAAGCTATACTAATTATACAACAGCTTCTGGAAGCACTTCTTTTTCTGTAGATAGTTATATTAAAACAACAGGAGAAAGTGCAAAAAGAATAAGTAATACTGGAATTGTTTCAGCTGTAACAGATATAGTAAGGTATTGGATAGTAAATACTACAGATACTAAAGATAATTTGGGGAGTCCTACTGATAGTAATGCTAAGTTTGATGCTGTAAGAGTTTATGAGACTTACAATGCTTCTACTACTTATAAAGCCTATACAGATGATAGATTAAATGAGATGGTACAGTATGACGGTTTTATATGGGTAGTTAAAAAAGAATCCACAGGAAATACTCCTGGATTTAATGAATATTGGAAAAGAGGAGATGAATGCGGCAAAAGACTCAGTTCTTGCGGTAAAAGATTCGGCTTCAATGCTGTAGATAAAACAAGTACTACTTCAAGAGCAAAAGCTTCAGTTAATAGCTATCCTCAATTACCTTTTGGAGGTTTTCCAGGGTCAAAGAATTTTGAATAAGTTTTTAAAAGAAATATTCTCTCACGCAGAGAAAGAGGCTCCACGTGAGATGTGCGGGTTAATAATAGAACAGAACAACGAAGAAAAATGGATTCCTTGTGAAAATAAATTTTTGGGAGAAAATCAATTTGAAATTGACGCAAAAGTTTTCGCAAAGTATCAATTAATTTCTAAAATAAAATATGTAGTCCATAGTCACTATATGCAGAATTGTAAACCAAGTCAGCATGATAAAGATGTTGCAAAAGTTTTGGGTATACCATTTTTAATTGTATCATACCCGGAAAAAGGAGTTGAAATTTATGACCCACGTTAAGTTAATGGGAGAAATAGGAGAAAAGTTTGGAGCAGAATGGGATATGAATGTATCTAATTTTCGTGATATGTTTCGTCTAATAGATTGTCAAACAGAAGGATTCGGAAAATATTTAGTAGATTGTGCAAATAAAGGAATTAATTTTACTATACAAAATGGAGAAGACTTAGTAGATGGTACGCTTGATGCTATGATTGCGCCAGTAAAAGATACGGTAATTATAACTCCAATAGCTGCAGGTGCTGGTGCAAGTGATGTATTTAAAGTAATTATTGGAGCAATCTTAATTTACTATGGAGCAGGTTTTATTGAGAGCATGTTCGCAGGAGCAGAGGGAGCAGCAGCTGCAGAAGCAGCCGCAGCCGCGGAAGCAGGAACAGCAGCAACAGCAGCAGGAGATGCAGCCGCTTTTGCTGAGTCACAACAAGCTTTACAAGCTGCTGGACAAAAAGCAGAAATGTTAAGCAAGGCAAAAATAGCTGCAACAAGAGGAATACAAGGACTTGGAACTACATTAGGAATGGAAGGAGTTACAGGATATCTAACACCAGATTCTCCATCAGAAGCAGGCAAAAGTTATCTATACGATGGCCCCGAAAATAATATACTACAAGGAGCACCAGTTCCTTTACTGTATGGAAGGCTTTTAGTAGGTGGTTCAGTAATTAATTTTGGATTTATAGAATCTCAAGTAAATTATGCAAATGGATATGTCTCAGTATCTTCTGATACTGAGGAAGGAAAAGACGATGATGGAACTATTAATCGTCCTATTGGTTCTCAACCTTTTTAAGGAATAAATATGAAAAATTTTGGAAAATTTTATGATTTAACAAACGGCGGAAAGGCTATAGGAGCAGGCAGTTCTTCAGGCACTAATATGTCCCCAAATGAATATCAAACGGCAGTAGTTTATGACTTATTATCGGAAGGCCCTATTGAAGGTTTAGTAGATGGAACCAATTCTATCTTTCTAGATAAGACTGGTGTAACTATTGGCAATCAAAAAAATCAAATAGTGAATCTTACAAATGTTTCTTATACTGCAAGTACTAGAACTATGGTAGACTCTGATTCTCAAAATTTATTTTCTGAACTAGAAATTGAAGATGGTACTAGATATGTTGTAATTGCTTCAGGTAAGAAACTCTTGACAGGCAATGGCTCATCTACAGGAGCTTCAGGAACATTAAATTCAATAAGAGTAACAACAAGTGCAAACTTTTTTAATACAAATGATTTAAACTCTGCGGCTGCAGACGCTGCCGCAACTACTTCTTATGATAATTTACCTCCTCAATATGTAAGAATAGAGGGAGCAGGGCATAATGGAGCTAATTCTACTCTCGTTGCAAAAATAGTAAAATATATAGATGAACAAACAGTAGAACTTGACTCTCCTATAGGAAGAACTTTTTCAAATAAAACAATAGCTATAGATAAAGTAGCTACTTTTGCTTCAAAAACAAATGCAAATACTGTAGTGTTAAATAATATAACTGAGTACGGAACAGATAATAGAGATGTTACTGCAACAGAGGCTATAATCTCAAGCCCGATAGAAACAGTAGATGATACTCACTATAACTTCGAACAATTTAAGTATGCTTTTAGAAATGGTACAAGAGGTCAAAGTTGGATTCCAACTTTTAAAGGAATTGGAAGTTCTTCTATAGTACAAGGACCTAATCAAACAGTAGAAGCAACAAATCTAAGCAGTATTATGGGAAGTAATAATTTTACTACTACTGGAGGCTGGAATAGTTCCGTAGGGAGTGCAACTGCAAGTCCAGTTATAATAAACTCTTCTAATGTTGCCAATCCTCAAGAGGTTGATAAAGTAAAACTTACATTTAAGTTTCCTACAATGATAGCAACTAAAGCAAGTAGTGGAGATGAAGATGCTGCTATTTGTGAATTAAGAATATTTTTTGGATTTAAAAGAGAAGGAGATAATAATTTTACAGAAGCTTTAATTTTTGGCTTATCTGATGCAGAAATACTTGCAAGAGGTTCTGGAAAATATACTTCTGCTTGGAAATTTGGCTTTAATACTGGAAGAATTAAAGCAGAAACAAAAGCTCCTTTTATAGAAACTTTTACAATACAGACAGGGGATTTTCAACCTTATACAAGTTACCAAGTTAGAATAGAAAGACTAGGCCCCTCTAGTGGTATAAATGGAGATTATGATCATTCTTCTCCTTGTATCTTGCAAACAGTTGAACACATAATTGATGATAAATTAAGATATCCATATGCAGCTTACTCTTCTCTAATATTTGATGCAGAATCTTTTGCAAAAATACCAAGACGTTCTTATGATATTAAGGGTTTGTTAATTAAAGTCCCCACAAACTACTTTCCAAAAGGAGAAGGTAATAGAACAAGAGGCGAGTACGATAGAAATGTAACTACAGGAGCCAACACAGGCTCTTATCAGAAATGGGATGGAAACTTTAGAGGAGATACTTCAACTTTTTCTTCAGATAATCCAAACTATAATAAAGTATGGACAGATAATCCAGCGTGGATATTTTATGATTTAGTCACTAATAATAGGTATGGACTAGGTAAATATATAGACTCTACACAAATCGACAAGTACGGACTTTTTAGAATTGCAAGATATTGTGATGAATTAGTTTCTGACGGTAAGGGAGGAACTGAACCTCGTTTTACTGCAAATCTATACTTAAAAGACTCAGCAGAAGCTTTAAAAGTATTAAAAGATGTTGCTTCTACTTTTAGAGGTATGATGTATTGGCTAGATGGAGAAGTTCAATTTTCTCAAAATAAATATCAACAACCTGTTTATACTTTTTCTAAAGCTAATGTTATTGGAGGAGTTTTTAAATATACCTCTACTAAGAAACAATTTAGAACTAATCAACTAAGAGTAACTTGGAATAATCCAGAAGCTATGTATAAGCAGCAAGTTGAGATAGTAGAAGATACAAATAATATTTTAGAAACTGGGAGACTAATACCTAAAGATGTTGTGGCCTTTGGATGTACTTCACAAGGACAGGCACATAGATTTGGTAAATGGCATTTATTTTCAGAAATAATGGAAACAGAAGGAGTAGCTTTTTCTACTTCTATGAGTGCTGGGTTTTTAAAACCAGGAGATGTAGTACTTATACAAGATACAGATGTTGATAATATAAGATATAGTGGTAGAGTATCAAGTTCTTCTACTACTACGGCTATAAATATAGATAATCCTATAAATCTATCAAGTGGCAATATTTTTACTATTTCTGTTATGTTCCCTAAAGGTGGAGCTTATTTAGGCGATGAAATAAAAACAATAAATGACAATCTGTCAGATGCATCTGATACTTCTTCCTATACAAGAGGGCAACTTATAACTCATGCAAAAGTAAATGGAACTGTAGTGGAGATAACAACTGCAGAACAAGCTTCAAACGCTGTAGATAGTGTTGGTAATGAATTAAATTTGTTATGGAATCCGCACTCAAGAATTGAAACAAAAACTATTACTACTACTTCTTCAAGTACAAGTGCTATAAACATTTCGGACGCTTTTAGCTCGGCACCTCAGCAAGACTTTATGTGGGCAATAAGAGAGTATAATTCTGCAGGGGCTCTAACAAGCGGATCTGCTAAACAATATGTTATTACTGGCATTAATCAAAGTAATAAAAATTTATATGAAATAACTGGAGTACAGTATTCCCCCGCTAAATTTGATATGGTAGATAGGGGATATATACTAGAACAAGGACTAGATATTGATAAATTACCTTCTTTTAATGAAGTTGTACCTGTACCTGGAACTCTATCTTTAAATTTAGTAAAAAATTTAAACCAAGGAGTAGAAGACCCAGGAAATCCAACAGAAAATACAAAAAACAAATTAAGAGTAAATTGGACTGCTCCTGTAAATAGTGATGGAACAAGATATCAACACCTAAGTCACTATGAAATAAAACATAATGCTTTAACAGAAGGCAAGTATCAAAAGATAAGAGCAGGAAAAAACGATTCAAAAATACTTATAGAATACGGAGCACCTAAATTAGTTACTGTAAAATTACAAGCAGTAAATACAAATGGAACAAAATCAAATATAGTACAAAGAAAAATAAAAATTTTAAATTCTTCTTTAGAAAATACTTTATCAAAAATAGGTCTTATTCCAAAAGGAGGAGTACTTAACAGAGCTTTAACAATTAGTGCGGAAACAGTTTCTATAAATAATTATGCTTATCAATTTGATGCTCCAAACGGAGTTACTTATAATAATAATACAAATAATGCTGCTTGTTATCAGCAAAGCTTTAATGGAATGGGTGCTTCTGCAGAAGCCTATTTATTATTTGATGCAAGTGAAAGCACTGATAAACTAAAAGCAGTTCAAATTCACACTGATACTACTGCACAAGACTTCTCAGGAAATACTCCAGGATATCAATATATAAAAGAAGTAGGAGCTTCTAATGATGGAGTGACTCAAGCATCAGGAACTGTTTCAGGTACAACAGGTAATAATATTATAACAGGTTCAAGCACTAACTTAGACACAGACTTTATTCCTGGAGATAGAATAATAATTGATGCACCTGGAACCACAAGACTTTATATTACT